ATCTCTAGGCACACATCTGATTTCGTCTAAATCAAACTCTTGTATATCGCCGTATAAACTATCTGGATATTTTTGTGCTCTTAATACTATTCTCATAACCAACTTTTTGTATAAAATAACTATCTGCAATGTCTGAAACAGGATTACCAACTTTATCTGTTTCTAAAATAGATTTTAAATCAATATTTGTTTCAGCTACAAATGCGTTATACATCATTTCTTTGTCCGCATTTCCTTTTCCCGTAGCGCCTTTTTTAACCACACTCGGGACAACTGTATCATAAGGGATTTGTTCTTCTTGTAATCTGTACTTGAGGATTCCACAGTTTTCGGCAATTTGAAATATGCCTTGACCTTTTGAACCAAAGGAGTAACCCTCAATATATACCAAAGGGTTAATGAGTGGAGAAATAATATCCAATGCAAAGTCAGATATATATTTAAATCTTTCAATCGGGTCTTTCCATTCTTTATGTTCATAACCTACAATCTCCTCACTCATCATTCCGATATACTTCTTTTTAGAAGTCAAATAATAAAACATTAAGCCTGCGTCACCATCTATATTTACACAGATAGCAGGACTTGTTAAACTATAATCAATTCCAATTATCGTCTTCGTTACTGTCGCTGTCGTTTGACCAGACTTCTTCTTGGTCTTCTTCATTGTCTACCTCATATCCGCAAAATGGGCAAGTAAGAGGTTCCAAATCTTGTTCCTCAATATCCCATGCTACGGTATATTTAGTTTCGCAGGACGAACAGCTTTTTATTCTTTTCTCAACCATTATAGTTTAAATTTTTTAAATTGGTCCTTCTTAACATCTTGTTTAATACCACCAATAACATATGATTCAATTTCTGTTTCTTGTGGTGCGTTTTGTGTACCCTTTGAATTCAGCCAATGGTCTACCCACGGAAGTGGATTTGTTTTTTGGTCGTATTGTGGTGTAAGGCCGATTGCCTTCATTCTTCGATTGGCCATATATTCTACAAACTGGTGTAACAGTTTTTCGGATAGTCCAATCATACTTCCTTTGGAAAATAGATATGTTGCCCACCTTTTCTCCTCGTTCAATGCGTCATCATACATTTTATATAGGTCTTTCTCACATTCTTTCCTAATCTTTAACATATCTTTGTCATCATTTCTATCATGCCAATTATTAATGATAGTTTGCGACATTGCAAGGTGTTGACTTTCATCTCTAGCAATAAATGAAATAATCTTAGCAGAACCTTCTAACATTTTAAGTTCACCAAATGCAAATGAACACGCAAATGAAACATAGAATCTAAGGCCTTCTAAAATGTTTACAGTTGCCATTGCAAGATACATTTTCTTTTTAAGTTCATAAAGGTCGACCTTACTTTTATCAAGGTGCCATTTATAACCCATATCAATTAAATCATCATATGCTTTTGTAACTGAGGCACTTCTAGCTTCAATCTTTTCATCTGTGATGATAGTATCAAATACTTCGTTTGGATTTGAATATAAATTTTTAATTATATATGTGTAACTTCTACTGTGAATTGTTTCCATGAAATCCCATGTAACAATACAGCCTTCTAATTCTGGATTAGATACAAATGGTAAAAATGCCAAACAAGGTCCTCTGCCTTGTACAGAGTCTAACATAGTTTGATATTTTAGGTTTGATGTAAAGATAAACTTTTGTTGTTCATTAAGTTGTAAGTAATCGTTTCTATCTTTTTGTAACGATACTTCTTCAGGTCTCCAGAAATACCCTAACTGTTGTTGATTCAACTTATCAAATATAGGATATTTCATATCCGCATATTGTTGAACCTGTAGGTCTTCACCAAAAAACATTGGTTGTTTGGTCACATCTAAACCTTTTTCTCTGTTAAATACATTTTTTGCCATTATTCTTTTCTCTCCTCTAAATCATAAAAAAACTTATCGTCATCACCAGCTGTCCACTTTTGTTCACATTCTACACTATACTCTTTGGTGGACACATTGAAGTCTGGAAACTTCAACTCACTAGGAGTATAACTCTTATCATAAAATATTACTCTGTTGTTCGGTTGAGCTGCAAAGTAACCATTTTCTAATTTCAATATATTAAATGACTTATGTTGACTAGGTACTTCACTATAAGTCACATTTCTTTCTAAATTTGTTGAGTTAGCATTGTCTATTGTAAACATATACCAACCTTTATACCATTTTTTACTTGGCGACAAATACTTACATTGATTACCTGAAAGCATTTGTTTTTCAATAATTGTAATATCATAACTAAAACAATCCCATAATTGCAATTCTGTCAACGGCACATCTTCTTGTATATCTTTTTTCCATACAAATGCACTTATTGGTAACTTATCATACAAAGCGCCATACTCTGGAATATAAGTTTCAAAGTATAATGCTCTACCTTGTATTGACTTAGCTGTTACCCATACTCCTTCGACAAACTCACCATGTCCTTTGTTGCCATCATATAGATACTCTTTCTTAACATACACATCAACATGAGGTGTATTGACACACAAATATGCCATAGTTTACCTTTCTCTATATTGTACAAGACTCGCAATACTCCTCGTATTCTTCGTCAGTACCGTTAAACTCTGTTCGTTCAACTGGATTTTCTTTTACATTATCTGCCCAACCTACTGGATGTGTTGGTTCATCAATATCTTTTTTAGCGTCATATGTATTTTGATAATAAGAAGTCTTCCAACCTAATCTATAAGTTGACAAAAGGTCTTGAGCCATTACTGATACAGGCACCTGATTGTCTTCATAATTTTCGGGATTGTAAGACCAGTTACCACTAATTGCCTGGTCAAAATACTTTTGCATTACTGCAACGATATTTATATATCCTTCATTGCTAGCCATGTCCCATAATAAAGTATAATTATTCTTTAATGTCGCATATTGAGGTACAATCTGTTTTAAAGTACCTTTCTTTGATTTTTTAATACTTAAATAATCTCTAGGTGGTTCAATGCCGTTTGTTGCATTAGATACCACACTAGAGGATTCTGATGGCATTTGAGCTGAAAGTGTGCTATGTCGCAGCCCATGTTTTTTGATTTCTTTTCTTAACCATTCCCAATCGTAGCTGAGTTTTCGTTTAACGATTTCATCTACTTCGGGTTTGTAAGTATCAATCGGGAGGATACCATCGGAATATTTTGTTCTATCAAAGTAATCATTCTTACCTTTTTCTTGTGCAAGAACATTACTATGTTTTAATAGATAGAATTGGAATGCTTCTGTTAATTCATCAACTAACTTCCATGCTTCTTTATCTGAATACTTAACTTTATGTTTAGCAATATAATGTGCAAGACCAATATAACCAATACCTAAACTTCTTCTTGCCTTTGTAGATACTTCGGCAGCCTTAACAGGATAAAGTTGATGGTCAATAATCTCATCTAAACTTCTTACTGCAAGTTCACATAAAGGTTCTAGTTCTTCAATATTATTAATCTTACCTACATTTAATGCACTTAAAATACATAACGCAATTTCTCCAGCACCATCAATGTGTTGAATAGGGTCTGTTGGTAATGTAATTTCTTGGCATAGATTTGACATTGTAATCTTATCTTTAAAACTAGAATGAGTATTACAATGGTCAATATTCATTATGTAGATACGGCCTGTTTCTGCTCTTTCTTTGAGCATATCAAAGAATAATGTTTGAGCGCTAACTTTTGTTTTTGAAACACTAGTTTTTCTTTCGGCCTTTTCGTATAGTTCATCAAATTCTGGACTGCCCCAAGCTTCGTACAATTCTGGCACTTCATGTGGGCTGAACAAGGTGATTTCTTCGTCATTAATAAACCTTTCATAAAATAATTTTGAAATCTGAATAGAGTAATCTAACTTTCTTACTCTGTTGTCTTCCGTTCCTTTATTGTTCTTTAAAACAATAATGTCTTCTATTTCTTTGTGCCAAATAGGGAAGTGAACCGTTGCACTGCCTCCACGAACACCATTTTGAGTACAGCACTTGACCGTTGCCTCAAACTTTTTGAGGAAAGGTATAACTCCTGTGTGTTGGACTTCACCGCCTCTAATTCTGGAATTGATTCCTCGAATTCTGCCGGCATTAATACCAATACCAGCCCTTTGAGCAACATAGTTACCAATAGCCATATCACTACTGAAAATAGATGGAAGAGTATCATCAACATCAACCAACACGCAACTAGCATACTGCCGAATAGGTGTTCTAACACCTGCCATAACCGGGGTGGGAATATTGATTTTAAATTTTGAAATAGCGTCATAATATTTTTTAACATATGTCATTCTCTTTCCGTTTTTATAGTTTTTGAAAATGGTAGCCGCAATTAACATATACATCATTTGAGGCGTTTCAAAAACCTGTCCATTACTTCTATCTTGTACAAGATATTTGTCAATCACTTGTCGCAAACCTGCATAAGTGAAATCATAATCTCTATTGTGGTCAATCCAGCCTTCCATTCTATCAAACTCGGCTTTAGTGTACCATTTTAAAATATTTTCATCATACACACCTAACTCTACACCTTTTTTAGTGTGTGTGTATAGTTTAGGGTGGTCCCATAATTTACCAATAACTTGTTTTCTTAAACTGAATAAAAGAAGTCTGCCAGCTACAAACTGATAATTTGGATTGTCTAAAGAGATAAGGTCAGAAGCCGACTTAACTAGTATCTGTTGAATTTCGTCTGTTGTAATACCATCATAAAATTGTAAACCAGAGTTCATCTCTACGGAAGATGATGAAACGCCTGCAATATCTTCACAAGCATACTCAACCATTTCGTGTATCTTGTCAATGTTTAGTGGTTCTTTACCTCGACCATTTCTTTTTTGTACTAGTATTTCTTTTTCCGTCATTCTTATCTCCTATTAAATCTTTTTCCAATTGTTGAGTTTAGTCAAGGCTTCCAACTTTGAACAAGTGTTGGTACTTATAATATCATTTATTTCCGAAATGGCAAGTTTCCCTAGAATCATATCGTTAATGTCTTTATGTCGCATATCATTTGGCCACACGACAAGGTTGTAATCTTTTTCTATTACATCAAACATTCTTTTTACAAT